TAATATAACCGAATTAGAAAAAGTAATGTTTGTTCCATCTAGTTCAAATTTGTTAAAAATGAAATGTGGTTATTTCATGGTGGTGACTGGACCGATAATCACGGAGATGACTTCTCCTGGATCCAAATATAGAATAATTCCTGGATATCCTGGATTTGTTATAAATAAATACGGCGATGTAATTTCTAGAAAAACCGGTAGAGTTCTGTCTAAAAAAGATACTAACGGTTATCTAGCTGTAAACATCTACAATCCAGATAAATCCGAATGGAGAGTAGTACCTGTACACATTTTACTAGCAAGAGCTTATATAGAGAATAGTAATCCGGATAAGTATTGTTGTGTTAACCACATTGATGGTAATAAACGAAATAACAACATCGATAACTTAGAATGGGTAACTTATTCCGAAAATATTAACCATGCTGTTGATAACGATTTGAGAAATGACAACTGTCCTACTTTAGTTAGAGACATTTCTGATAATTCTATTTTGGAATTCCCGTCATTGTTTAAAGCGTTCACACACATTGGTTATTCCTGGATTCAACCATTGGTTAAAAACATTAATGGTGTATTTATTCCTAATCTATTTAAAGATAGGTACGAAATAAAAATCAAAGGTGATGAAAGTAATTGGTATTACGGACATCCTGATAAATCTGGGAAATACATAGAAGCTCTTAATTTGGAAACTAAAGAAGTTAAATGTTTCGATTCAATGGCTTCCGCTAGTAAAGAGTTAGGTATTCGCTACATGAGGCTTAATGGTGCTGTTAATTCCATTGAGACTTTATCCGTAGATGGTTGGTTAGTGAGATATAAATCAAACGAACCTTGGCCATCTGTATATCGGGAATCTAAACAATCTCCAATTTTCAAAAAGAAAGAATTTACAGCCACTAACTTAAAAACTAAAGAAGTTATTAAGTTTGAAAGTGGTAGGGCTGTATTGAGACACTTTTATCCTCTTATTAAAAGAAAATCTTTCGAGAATAAGATTAATAAGTCTGGTGAAGTATGGGTGTCTGACTGGCATATTAAACTAAAATAATGTTGTCCGCTTATCGAGTAATTGATAAGTGATATCTTTCTTAATTGCTGGAAAACCCTAAAGCCTTACGTACTCGTGTTAAAACACAGTAAAAATCGTAATGGATGCACAATGGGCGATCAGCAGCGAAGCCTGTTTATAACAGGAACGTTCAACGACTAACGGGTTAGCCTCCGTGTACGGCCCAAGCGGGTAGCGAGAGCTTTAAATGGAAAAAGAAAGCCCCTGTGTATACAGGGTGTTGATATAGTCTAGTATCCTAATGAAAGTTAGGGACGTGTCTTAGCACACTGCATGATGTAGCGAATCATGTGAATATTCGAAAATCGTCTTCGGCGCCCAGTTAAAGGCGACGATCGCACATGTGTTTGAAGAATCTCCAAGAATTAACTCGGAAGACAATCAACCAGGTGAAGAGATCGATGCTGTATTTGGTAGTCAATCTGTTTATGCACGTATTGTAAATAGTCCTTTCTTGATGGGTATGTCTAACAGCATTCTGGTAGAAATGTCTAAACGCATCGGCAAGGAATATCTGTCTAATAAAGATTAACCTATATTGGGATAAGAGTGCTCTATTTCTAGAGCACTCTATATCTCAAATTTTACTATTTTATGTTTTTAGATCTGGGAATTTAAACTATGGATCAACAATTTGTTAAAGATACTGAGAATGCTACTGTATTAGCATGTGCTGCTGATTTAGTCGGTGTATTCGCCAACCGTTTGATCAGTGAGGTAACTGGCGTTCAAGGTTTTGTAAAAGGCGAGGCTTTGAATACAAACATTATTCAAGAGATGGCTTTGGCCGAATTGCAGCGCCGAATTATTGCTAAAGGAGAATAAATAAATGCTTACTCAAGATGTATTAAACTTGGCTAATGACGTTGCCAAGACTTCATTGTTAAATGGTACTCGTCTTAAAGCAATTCCTGGTACTGCTCTGGATGCGATGGTTCAAAACGTTACTCCTGCGGAAGGTGTTGTAGCATCTCAAGAATGTTTAGAACATTCTCTTGGAACAGTAATCGATAAGTCTTATGCTAATTTCGGTTTCACTGAAAGTGCCGCTATTTATCAAGTATACGACTCTATTGAAGAGCAATGCATTAACCCACTTAAAAACCAACTGAGCTTTACTCGTAATGTCGTAAGTCCAGTTATTCGTGAAGTTATTGAAGATGTTCGTGATCGTCTGTCCGTGCGTATCGAACCAGCTTCTAAAATTAAAGTGAATCAAATCGAAGTACCTGAATTTGTATACAGTACTGTTCTTCCTCGAATTGCAGGATTGGTATCTCTGTATAATCCTTCTCAAAAAGGCCCTTCTAGTCAGCCTACTTTTGACGAAGCCGATAACGATACAATTATTGAATTGGTTCGTACAGCTGATGACAGTACCAATGAAGGTATCATGAACTTAGCTGAAGTATACGAAAAACAATTCGGTGGTGATTTGTTCCAAGATACATGGAAACTTTTGAAACTGCGTAATGAGTTTGTTAATGACACTTCAGTAACTTACCAAAGTTTTATGGTTTACCTGACTGCGTTTTTGATTGTCGATAAACTGGAAAAAGAACCTATTCAGGGAATGCGTATTACTGAAGAAGAATTGAAACAATGGGCGATGTTCTTTAAAGTTGCTTGTTCTCGTATTATTAATAGCTTTGCCAGCATGTATTCTACTGCAATTGCTTCTAAAGCTGTCATTTCCAGTGTTAATACCAAAACCAAAACCATCTATGTTTATCATGACACTTATGCCAATATCGATCTTCCTAATAAAGCCGATATCTTGGTAGGCATCATGAATTCTAGTAATCCTACTGCTTATCGTAATCTTGATGCGATCACTGAAAATGCAGAGGAACTTGCTCGTCATGGTCAGTTGGTTTTGGCTACTGTAAACACCATTGATAAAACTCGTTTGGCTGCCCGTACATTTGATGCGATCACTTCGAGCATCTTGGCATTGGTAGAAAATACTTTTAACGATGAACATGCTGAATTGAAAGCAGTCATTGAAGAAATTCCAGTATTGGAATATCGTGGCAAAATCAATCATTTCCTGAATAACTATTATCCAGGTAATCGTATTTTGGATGTTGATTTGGCTTATGTTGTTTCTGACACTGTATGCGAATTATTCTTCAAAGACACTATGGCTAGTTTGATCCTGAAACATCTTATTGTAGCCGAATCTTCTAAACAAGATTTGGATACTTCTACTGTTGTTTCTACTGCTATTATTAACATTCTTATTGAATGGGTAGCTGGTCAGATTGAAGTTGTAAAAGGTTAATTAAGGAAAGAGACCTACCATGAGATACGGTATTCGTAATAAAGATAAAATTATGGCTTCTTTAAAAGAAGTTAATAACCAATTAATTACGACCACAGGATGTAAGATTATATTTCCAGTTCGTTACGAGATGGTAGGTCTTGCTCGTGTTGGTAGTGATACACACTTTTATAGTTTGTTTTTAATTACCAATCCGGATGAAACACATTACGCTATCTTCAACTGTATGGCTAGTGTTCATTCTGATCCTGATGCAATTAACGTCATCACCATTGATGATGAAAAATACTACGAGCTAACTTACGACCCAGGCAGTGTAATCATTAAAAGTCTGGTTGTCGTTCGTGAAGATAAACTAATTGGTAAATCCTATAAAGAATTTGTCACTAAAGGTAAAGTGCCGTTCTTCATCTCTTATGCAGATATGGGACGGGTATTTTCACAAACTGGTAAATATGCCGGTAAGTCTATTGGTGATACATTTGAATCTTTGGCAATTCCTATTAGTATTATCGCACGAAACCCAAATAACATCAATCAGTATTATCGCGAAATATTGAATGATATCGATCCTGATAAAGTCATGCCTGTATTTGTACCTGCTTCGTCTGTTAACTTCAGTGCTTCTTCAGCACTGACTAAACTGACAGGTAGTTATTTCTATACTGGCGTTGTTTCTTCTCTGTGTAATCCTACTACACAAACAGAACTGATCGATCACGTATTAAGATATTAGAATAAGAAAGTGTTGTAGACATGTCTAACTTTGTTTATCGCTGTACTCGCTTAGACGGTACGGATAAGAAGGGTATTCTTACTCCTGATGAAAATGGTTATTATACTATTTGTGTTGGTGCTTTGGATCACAAATCTAAAAACATCAATCCTAAAACAGGTGAAAATGAATACTATTCTTCTTTAGGTGCAGATAAGTTTTTTGCTCCTGGTACTTTATTTAACCAGCGTATTGCTGGTGGTTTTATTAAAGCAGAATACGGCCATCCTTCTAAACAGCCAGGTCAAACAGACATGGAGTTCTTAGAGCGAAATATTCGTATCGATGAAAAATCTGTTTGTGGTGTTTTTGGTGAAATCTGGCTGGTTCCTGATTATGTCGATCCATTGACTAATGAAAAATGTGTCGGCATTATGGCTAAAGTAAAACCAGCTGGCCCTTATGGTAAGTTCTTAGAAGAAGACTTGAAAACCAAAGGCATGAATGTATGCTTTAGTATTCGCTCGTTGACCACACGTCAAGTAATTAACGGTAAAAACTGCAAAGTATTACATACTGTAATTACTTTTGACTATGTGAATGAACCTGGCATCACTTGTGCTGAAAAATTGGTTTCTCCTTCATTGGAATCTAATAACCCAGTACAAGCTATTATTAACCAAGGCGGTCAAGATGTAGAAGTTACTCCATCTTCAGCACGTCGACTATTGACAAATAATGTCGTTTCTGCTGAGTCCGGTACAGTGTCTATTCTGTCAGACATTGCTAAAATGGATACTGCGACTTCTAAAAAACAACCTGTCTTTGTTAACTGGTAATATTGATAAAAAGGATGAATCGAAATGAAGATTAATCCTAATCTTACCGAAGAGGAAAACTTACTCCGGCACATAAACGAAAGGGGTGAGTTTCCTCTTACTTTCCGAGATATTACTATTGGTCGTCCTGAGACTTTATTAAGACAAAGCTTAAGAGTAACTAAAGAAGATATTAGACTTAAGCGGTTCGATACAGTTGTAAAAAATACTCGTGTCTTACTGAAAGTTTCTCCTAATTCCAAAAGATGGAAAGGTCAAGTATACATCCAGCCATATCGACGGATTCATGTCGGTGCCCAATGGTGGAAGTATGCTGATAGGATTCTTACTCAAGATGGTAGCTACGTAGTTACTACGAATACGTATAAGTATCACACACCTACCATCGACGAGTTGAATGATTCTATCTTGAATGTCGTTCGTTATAGAAAAGAATCTTTAAAAGTAGAAGTCCTTTCTTTTCAAGATAATGGTTTCCAATACGATACCGGAAGGATTCGTATCCGACCAATAGAAAATTCTTTATTGTATATTGGCGTCCAAGAGTTTGATGTTGTTTACAAACCAATATCATTTGCACCTGCTGCATTAAATGGTTTTGACGGATACTTGCCTTAAAATTAGCTTATTTAAAAATAATACAGAACTATACTATTAAGTTGAAGGTAAGACAATCAAGTTTATCCTTCTACATGTAGAAGTACTTATATTTTTATTTAACCTAAAAAGGAAAGTTATTATGTCTATTAAAGATACCACCCGTGAATTGGCCGACATCATTCAGAAAGACTATCTGGTCTACAATCCAGAATCCCAAAATCTGGAAACCAAAAAAGGCGCAATCGATGCAGTGATTAAACACACCGGTGTTGAAGTTACTGAAAAAGAAATGGATGCGGTATTTGGTTTGACTAACCAATTCGTAGCGGCTACTGCTTTGGCTACTGGTGAGCTGGGCGTTGAAACCATGGCTAAACACAAAGAAATTGAATCTTTGTCTGCCAAATTCGATATCGCTAAAGGCGTGCATACCGAGCACATCGTAACTCGCGATTATGTATCTCGCATCCCGCCACAAACCAAAGGTGGTGAAGCGACTGAAACTATCAAGCATGGTCGAGTGGAGTCCACATTGACTATTCGCGACAATAAAGACGCTCGTGGTCGCAATGGTGAACACAAACACATCCGTAATCATGTGTATGATTTGGGTGCCGAAAAACTCGGTAAATAATATTAGTACTCCTCTACCTAATGAAGGTAGAGGAGTATTTCTATTTTTTGCTTTTATTTTTTACTCTATATTTAAAGGAAATGGATTATGGACATGAAACCCAAATTAATTAGGATTGCTGATAAGAAATACGAATTGATTAAAGACGATACTGATATCGTAGAAGGACACACACTTTATCGCATTCGTGCTTTGAAAGATTTTGGTTGTGTTAAAGCTGATGATTTTGGTGGGTATATTGAGAAAGAAGAGAATCTTTCTCATGAAGGGAACTGTTGGGTAGCTGGCAATGCTAAGGTATATGGTGATGCTACAGTAATTGAAAATGCTCTTGTTTCTGATTATGCCATTGTTAAAGATAGGGCGATCGTTGGAGATATGGCTTTTATTGGGGATGATGCTGTTATTTCTAATAAAGCATATATTCGTGGCATAGCTATCGTTGTTGAAAATGCTAAAGTAGGCGAAGAAGTAGACATCTCTGATAATTCCTATATTGATGGAAATGCTTCTATTAAAGGTGAGGGTTTTGTTTGTAGTAATACCTATATTGGTGGTGATACTGATATTGATGGTAATTTCGAAATAAGTAGTTGTACAATTACCGGTGGTCGAATTAATGGTACTAACGTAGTTATCAATGATGGATCTTCTATCTTTAGTGGTGCTGATATTACCGGCAATGTTACTGTAAATGGTAGTGCTGTTATTAACTTTAAGTTAGAACACACAACCGATTACTTCACCTATCGTGATCCAGCACGACCACATGTAATTGTTACTGCTTCTATTCATGAAGATATCTGGAATGTTGGTGGGTTCTCTGGTACGGCTAAAGAGTTCATTGATTATGGTTATGTAATGACTGATACTAATGGTAAGTCTAATGAAGAAATGGTTGAGCACCATAACAATCTGAAATCTAAATACTGGGGCAAATAAAATGGCTAAAAAAGAGAACTCTAAAAAGTTTGAATTGGTTGAAAACTTAACCCTTTATCACAACGGTGGTCTTTTGTATCGTATACGCGCGCTGAAAAATTTTGGAGATGTGAAGAAAGGCGACATTGGTGGTTGGGTGGAGTCAGAAAAGAACTTATCTCAAAAAGGTCTTTGCTGGATCTACGATGATGCGAAAGTAAGTGCTAAAGCACGCGTATCTGAAAATGCTCGTGTAATGGATTTAGCTGTTGTAGATTCTAATGCATGTGTTTATGGTACGGCTGGCGTTTGTGATCTTTCCCATATTACTGATTATGCAACGGTTAGGGGAAACTCTATCGTAAGAGACAAATCATGCGTAATGGAATTTGGTTTAGTAGATGACCATGCCTTTGTATTCGACAGAGCAACCGTATCTGGTCGCGCACGCGTAGTTGGATTTGCTCGTATTTGCGATGACACTCGAGTAACCAATGGTTCTATCGTAAGTGGTAATTCATTTATCGTCGGTAATGGTTATATTGGTGGTGATGTTATTGTCAATGGTCATGAACGAATTGACTTTACTGTTATTCGTTCAACTGACTATGTTACTTATAAAGATCCTTTTGTTGATGATGTTTACTACACTGCAAGCACATCTCGAGATATCTGGTTAAGCAATGATAACAATGCCTGGGCAAATGGTGGTAAAGGTATTTCATCAGAATCCTTCATTGGTCGATGTGTCGGTACGTATGAAGATAATACTAATGAATATTTACCTATCTCTCGAGTAAACTATATTAAAGGTATTGTGGAAAACCACAAGAAACTTTTTAATATAGATTAATACATTAATTAAATACTCCTCTATCCTTAATAGGGATAGAGGGGTTATCTTTTTTTGCATTCTAAAAAATCTCAGATATATACTATTAACGTGAACCTGGGAAGGAAATCTCTTTCCCTCCAATCTATTAACCTTGTATAGGAGTATTACCATGTTGAACAATGTTTTGAAATTTGTTGCTGCCGGTGCAGTTGTCGTAGGCGCTATCGCGGCTATCGACGCGATCGCTGAAGCAAAAGAAGCTGCTAAAAAAGCAGCAGATGCAAAAGCGGACGCAGAGTTCCGTCGTGTGGAACGTGCTATTGATGCCGAATTCAAGCAAGCTCAAGAGGAATATGCTCGCGAGCGTGAAGCTTGGAAACAAGCTAACACTAGTGCATTCAACGAAGACTATGCGAAAGCGTGCCTGCGTCAGTACGGTATGGCACTGTCCATGCTTAAGGCAAGCCCAGATAATGAGATCGTCATGGGCATGGCTGCAGAACGCCGCCGCAATCTGTTCGAAGTCCAACGAGACTTCGCAGTACGTTTTGCGAATACTGGCCTCGAGTCAGTAGACCTGTCGAAAGACTATACTGATCAGGAAATGATCGAATTGGTTAAGCGTGAGTTGGCGGCTCGTGCTTAATTAACAACGCCCTAGTACCACCATTGGTACTAGGGTTTTCTAATCTAACTTTGTAAAGGAATTGTATCATGTGCAAATTTAATAAAGATCTTAAAGATGAATTGGTTGAGGCTCTCGGTCTTACCGAGGAACAATTAGAACTGCTTGATGAGAGCAAGTTCGATGATCTCTTAACCCAAGCGATCAAGAAAAACCTCGACCAATCCGATACTGAATCTCAAACTGAAAAGGAAATTGAAATGAATAATGTTGTAAACGCTATCGAAACCCCTGTTGTTGAAACTCCTGCTGAAACTAATGTTGCTTCTACTGCCCTGGCTAAAGTGAAATCTCCAGCTGCACGCAAAGCCATTAGTGTATTTGCGAAAGTTGCCGCTGGCGTACTGTTCGGCGGTGCATGTGCCGTGGTTGGTGCCTCCCACCACAAAGAAGTAAATAAAGCAGTGAAAAAGGCCCGCAAAAAAGTAGGCAAATACGTGCCTGCTTTGGCACCAAAACCTTGGTATAAATTCTAAGGCCAAGAAAGAAACTCCTCTCCCCAAAAGGGAGGAGTTTCTTTTTTTGTTTCTATTCTATTTTTTGATATTTTTTAGTAAAGGAAATTAACATGTACTTGTCTGATAACCAAATCATTGGCTCTTCTTTAAACTCTGAAAAACCACTCATTAAACCTTTCTCTCCAGGTAGAGAAATTGTTTATCTAAATGACGAAACTAAAAACATCTCTCATGGATTATCTCAAAATGGATACGATATCCGGCTAGGTTCTGATGTAGAATTTTTTATCTCTGGTAGCCATACTCAAAACTCGGATGATACCAGTGCATGTTTAGATCCATTTGGTACTAAGAATATATTAACCGCTCGTATGGATCCATACAAAAAAGAATTGATGAACTACAAAGACTATAAAGGTAATATTAGTCAAAAAGAAGTAAAGTGCTGGTTAATCCATCCTGGTCAATTTGTACTGGCTCATTCTTTAGAAAAATTCTGCATTCCTGAAAATGTTACTGGTTTCTTATTCTGTAAAAGTAGCTATGCTCGTTTGGGAATGAATATGGCTCCTACGGTTTTGAAATCAGGTTGGGAGGGTCAATTGGTATTAGAAATCTATAACCAAACAAACCATGCATTAATGATCTACGAGGGTTGTGGTATCGGTACGATTTATTTTGCAGAACACCATGAAAGTACTAATGATCCTTATAAAGGAAAGTACCATAATCAAGAAGGTGTCGTAAAGGCTCGATAATGAGTAAATACACGTGGTCTAGATTCGGTGGGTACGAATGTTCATCTAAGGGAGATAAGCGCTTCAGCGCGTTCTATGCGCGTTTAAACGATGGTCTCTCTATTGAACATCACTTCCAATGTTTTATTAAAGGCTATTCTTCTATTGAAGAAGGAAAAGGAAACCCACCTTTAAGAGAAATGCCTATCGAGGAAAGCTATCGTCTTTATAAGGAATTATGGAGACAATATCTAGATAGCAAACCTTGGTTATGGATTGAATTGAAGAACAATGTAGAAAGGTGTAATAACACTGTTTCGGATATGTTTGGTACTGGTGAGATAAATCAAGCAAGAGCTTTGTGTGATTTATTAAATGAGAGATTTACTGATAATGATTTCAGTGGTTTCGAGGTACTAAGTTTATTTAAGGAGTAATTAATGAATACCTTATCAGAAGCAGCAAGACGTTTTATCGGAGACATTCATTCTTTAGCCAAGTGTTTTGAAAGTGGTGCTAAGTTTAGTGGTTTCACTATGCCTATTACCATTATCGATACGTGTGTTACACCTTCTCGTTCTTTTAATCCATTTCGATATGGCGGTACCTACTTTATTGTTATTAATAATAAAGTAAGTTTTCTTTATCGGAAAAAAGGTTTGTTTACTCTTGGATCTTATGTAGATGCAGTTGAAGGTATTGAATTATCAAAACAAGAACTGCACTATGTTGCTTTAGAAATTGATAATCTTTTTAAAGCAATTAAGAAAAATGAGTATTACTCTAAAGAACTTGGAGACATTTATGTCATTAAAGATAATTGTATGCAAAAGTAGTAACGATGTTATCGGTATCAATAACAGCATTCCTTGGAATCTACCTGAAGACTTGATTTACTTTAAAGAACAAACCAAGAATTCAGTAGTCGTGATGGGTCGTAATACATGGGAAAGTCTACCCAATCGACCTTTGCCTAATCGTATTAATGTCATTATTAGTAATAACCCATCTCGTTATTTCTTGAATGATGCTGAGTACGACGATCCAAGCATTAAACATATTTTCCAATTGGAGAATGATGATGCTTTTGCTGAAAAGATTCAGGAATTAGAAAAAGAACATGGTGATGTATGGATTATCGGTGGTCAGAAAGTTTACGATCTGGCTCTAGATGTTTTGGATTTTGATGAAATCCATGTCACAAACATCTTACGAGAAGTCGTTCCTGAAAATGAAAGCGATGAGGTTTCTTATTTCCCTATGGAAAAAGTATTGGCTAAATACATTCCTGAAGAAGAACATGCTGAAGTATTTACTTCAGCACATCTTCCTGATCGCGAACGCTATACAATTACTCGTTATTTTCCTAAATAAAAGAATTACTCCTCTGCCCTTATGGGTGGAGGAGTATTTTCTTTTTTAGTTATTTTATCATCTGAACAATTAAATAAAAGGATGATGAAAATGCCGGTACGTGTTATTGAAGAAGACATGTTCAATGATAAAGAAAGTGTTTATTGTGTTCCTGTAAATACTCAAGGTATTGCCGGAAAAGGTTTAGCACTATATTTTAAACAAAAAAGCCCAATGTGGTATAACCAATATAGAGAAGCATGTAAGAATGATGAAATCAATAAAAGAAAATATCATTTATACTCTACGGCAACAGAAACGTTAGTAAGTATTCCTACTAAAATTTCACCCTACGATGATTCATGTATTGACTTGATTATTGAAGGTTTAAAAGCATTTGAAAAAGATTACGATAAAACTGAGGGATTTCACTGGATTACTCAATTAAGATTACCTGCATTAGGTTGTGGTTGTGGTAACTTAAAATGGGTGGATATTGAAGATAAGATTATTGAGGAATTAAAAGATAGTGAGGTTGAGTTTATATTCTGTATTGAAAGCAAACATCGTCCTGATCGATGTGCTGAAAGATTCATGGATAACCATCTATTTTTTAAAGGTGATCACATTCTCGGTATTACTTATCGATTCGATTTGGAATTATTAAGTCCTAAAGGAATCATGAAGAAATATCCTAATGTAATGTGTTTTATTATAGATTGGATTGCTCACTATCTCGACATTAATCCAGAAGTATACAAAACAGAATCACAAATGGTCTCTGGTATTAAGTCTGCACTTATCGATTATTTTAATCGACATGGTTTTGTGAAAGATGGTATTGATTTTAGAAGATTAGTCATCGAGAAGATGATTGAGGGTAAGAAAACCCACTACTATTCAGATACTAACTTTAAAAAGTATTTAGATGATCTAAATGAAGCAGATGTATTTTTTGCTTATTGTGGATACGACTTCCCTGCTATTCTAGGCATTAACATGGATTTATCTAATAAACATTTGCTAGATAGAAAGCTTTGGAGTGGATCTAACTACCTAGGTAAACTTTTATCCAGATTATAAACATATACTATTAATTTGAAAGTAGCTAACTATAAGGATTTTTTAAACATGGATAATTTAGATAATAACCTGGTAATGATTGATATCTCGTCATTACCAAAAACACCAGAAGAAGAGAAGTTATTTAAAGAAGCGAAAGAGTATTTAGAAAACGAATTTGAAGTACCTATTTCTACAATATTTAAATTATTGATCAACGGGGTAAGTGGATTTGTTATCGATAACGATTACGAGTATGTTGAAAACTTCGTATGTAATTATTTAAATCTACCTATTACTGAACAAAAGAAAGTATTTGTTAATTCAGATGGTGAACAAGTATTCATTTGGGATGATGTACAAACAGGTGCCGAGGAAGACCACTTGGCTTTTCTAGCAAGATTATTTATTAGAGAAATTAAGGAAAAGAATAGTTTGTTACTTATCGATTATTCTGTTCGTTGTAAAGAAACCTCATTTGTTACTTTAAGTCACGAATCCGTACATCCTGACCACATCGTTATCTATCTTGATAAAGAGGAATAAGATGTTTCAATTAGCTAAGCAAGAGTTTATCTTGCCTACTGAATTTTTAGTTAATCTAAACATAATGGATATTTATCAAGAATGCATCATGCTATATGGTAAAGATCCATTTAGGGAACGTTTCAACCATCCTTCGTGTTTTAACTACAATCCTAGTAAACCGATATCAGAAGAGGTATTTGAACAAATTTCTTATAGTCTTCTGAGTTCTGTAACCATTACGTACAAGTACGTATATCTTGCGAGCATTCCTGTTAACGAGATGGTTATTAAAGAGATGATGGTATCGTTATGGGATTCTTTCTTCAACAGCTATTTTGATTACAATCCTGAAGACTTAATGGTAGATAACGAATATCTATTCAGTGTTAGTGATGATGAAAATAGCGGTTATTCTAATTACATTATGGATAATAAAAATAATGTAGTTACTTTGAAATATGGTTTGGAAGAAGATGAAGCAATATTTACATCCTTATTCTTCTTAAGGTATATTAATTATTTAGCTAATCTTTTTCCAAAAATATTTAATTACATCTTACAAAATCCTAAATTAGAACCAGAAGTTATCCCAAGGACGGTAGATCCGTATGTGTATTATCCGAGAACACACAGAAGAATAGCAGTACCCACGAACTACATTAATGACCTTATGATCAACACTCATTTGGAGTATGACATCGTATGCAAGACAATAACTATTTAATCGGACATTTAGAACAGACCAATCTTCCATTATGGGAGGTTGGTCGATCTTATTATCTTGACCTTTCTGAGATATTCAATATAACCAGTTCTTTAATTACAAAGAAAACTGGATTAATGTCTCTTAACTTTATTCTGGATATTCTTCCAGAATATAATCTTTCTAATGTATCTTCTCTTAATGAATTAGTAGATCAATCCGTTTTAGAATTTGCTCTAAAAGTTTCTGGATCAACTAATGAAATAGATGAAGGGATTATCCGCATATTCTTTGGAAAATTATTCGGATATCTTATAGAGTTGAATATTATTAAGATAGGAAAAACTAAAAGAATCTTCTTTAAGCAAGAGAATGATCCTAACTTAAATCAGAAACAATCTAACATTGTATTCGGCACGATATACACTGTATTAGCGGAATATTAAAAATGAACCAAAAAAGAATCCGTTTATTGGTAAACATGGGGCCTCTATTTAGAGTGGTTGATGCTTTAACAGTTAATCAGTTTATCATTAACCATAAACAAGTGATTAATGAATTACTATTAACGGTAAGTACCCGTGAGGTTAACCGTCATTATAACCAAATCGATACCCATATACCAATGTGTAAAGACGATATGAGTATTCAGTTAACATCTGAAACTTTGTATCAAAAACTAATTAATGAAACCTACCTTGATCATGATAAAGCTGTTACAATCTGCAATACTTATATCGATTGCATGTATCAGTTTTTAATCAATATACATGAACTTATGAGCGGGGAAGAAATCATTAAAGTGTTTGGTCATGTTCCTACATTATACTACTACTTAACTGTGGAAGAATATTTAGGAGATGGTCAGTTTGTCCTTGCCGAGTTAGTACCTGGTCAGGATCAGATGGAAGTCGACACAAGTCCTTGGTTTTATCTTAGATAACTGATTAGGTATTATTTTATTATATAAAATCTTACTTACTCTTTTAACAAATGAAACCATTTTCTAATCGTCACATTTCGGAATTAAATGAATCCATTACACAAAAACATTATAGTCGTATCCTAAAGGATCTTGAACCTTCTAAAAAATACAAGACCAATAAGCGGCTCGCAAAGATGAGGATAAAATACCATCATCTTGAAACGCTTAATAAGAAAAATACAGACGATATCTAGATATGAAGAAGTATCTATTTGATCTTTCGGGTAGGTCATGCTATTTCTTTACTCCTAAGTATGTTTGTTCCATTGGTGATTATATTAGATAGTCACGTACAAGCTATTCTTTACTGAGTAGCTTGTGCGGGATTATTTACCGGACGGTGGTCTTTAGTCCCATGACATTCTTATTTGTTTTCATATGTCCCTTTACATTAACAGCTCTACTACTCCTTAACGGGAGTAGTAGAGTTTCTTTTTGTTTTATTTTAAATCTATATCATTTAAGTGTAATAGGATTTTAAATTTAATCCTGTCTTAATCTAACTTAATAAAAGGAAAATGTTATGTCTAGTAACGATAAACGAAAAGCCGCTAAAGCTAAAAAACGTAAAGAAAACTTACGCCAACGAAAACTAAAAACAGGAAGTTCAATTAATCCAAATAACATGATGGTATTTAACAAGACTTCTAGTGGGTTAGATGTTATCCATCGTGGTAGCGTATCTGGTTCTATCGCTACCGATATTCTAAACGAACAAGAAACTCAACCTATCGATCCTAAAAATCGAGAGGACTTGATTAGCCAAATCAAAAAGAATATCGAGCTTTTCTATACCGGCACTAAAAAAGAAAGCGCGATTTCTGATTTTGCTTTCTTAACAGAAAACATCTACCTGACTAAGGTATTGTTGGAACTTGCTGAAAAAGAAGTGAAAGCAGAAGATCCAGATGATCAAATGCTTATCGACATTAACAACAACATGCTTAAAGAAACCCTTAAAGGCATGACTGAGATTTGTAAGAATCTTTACCATCAAGCTGTAGAGGGTAAAGAATCTTTATACTTTGTAAACTCTCTGGAATTAAATGCCATTAATATTTCTAAGAAGTATTTAGAACAGACAAATATTCTTTTGCAATACATCGATGTTGGTTTGTTCCAAAAAGGTTGTCGTTTAACTATCTCTCGCTTAGGTAATCGAAACTATAAAGATGATCCTGATGTGAAGTATTTTAGTATTCGTGAGGGTTATGGTTTAATTAAAGACATGATCAAACACGAGAATAAGAAACGACAAGAGGGTAAACAGAATGATGTTAAGCAAATCCACTGATAATCAAATATCGGTAATGAATCAGGAGTTACGAAGAAACTTAAAGAAAGTTATGCAGAGTAACAAAGTTACTATTAAAGATGTGGCTAAACATGTTGGCGCTAATCACAATACTTTATTAGGGTATTTTTCGGAATAAAGAAATCTTAATATTCCTATTGGTATTGTGTATGCAGTATGTCGACTAACCAGAACTAATTTCTTTCATGTTGCACCTACCTTAATGAAAGATTTAGCTTCTTTTATAGTAATGCCAAATAATGAATTAAAATAAAACCTATAACCACTCTACCCCGTAAGGAGTAGAGTGGTATCTAGGATTCTATTGAGTAAGGACTGTGAATAAGATATACCCGTAATCAGTCCGGCAGATTGCTCAAACTAAGCAATTTAAAAAGGCATGTAGCCAGTGGATAGTTTTCAAAGACAAACATGTCTAGCAAATGTGCGAAATTAAATTCGCATATAATATAACTTATTTTTTACTACAAAACCACGTCAGATTTATTTTTTGGTTTCATTAATGGCTCTTTCCATTTCATTATTGGCTTCTTGATTAAGAGTCGTTTGTAATTTCTTTTTACGATCTACAGATTTCTTAATAATCTTCTGTTCTACCCTAGTCATGTTTAACCACTCTTTCAAGGTTAAACCTGTATTAGGATAAATATCGTAAATTACAAATTCATCAGATAGAGTACTTAAGTAACTACCTTCGCCAAACAAGTCATATGGTTTCTTCATGGTCATTGGTCTCAACGACTCATGAGGAGGTACTAAAGAACCATCGGCTTTCTCAATACTACATTCCGAATAATGATCTAAACCATAACAAGCATCATGTAACGATAATAAAGATAAATGCTTCTCACCATCATCTTTAATGGGTTTAGCTTCTCCACTTACAATTACACGTAGAAAGTCTTCATTATTTACATTAATGGTTACGGTTTCTCCACCTTCTTCTGTATCTTTGGTTTCTGGGAAAACTTCATCCCGTCTAACTTGAGAAATACCAAATAAGGGGTCTCTAATAGACCCCTCTACTATTGTAGAAACACTATTGCTTATCTGGTCGCGAGTGTTTGATAAATCCGAGCGGTCAGCGTAAAAAAAGCAATTACAGTATTAATTGGAACAATCTTATTGCTTACTGGAGAAGAGTTGTATTTCTCTTCGTATTCAGAAACAGTAGGCACACCATAAACAACTTTTACATTTTTATTAATGTACTCTACAACCGCTTCAATCAACTTGTTACGAATCTCTTGATTACTAGAAATCTCATTTAAGATTTCAATCAGTGTTTCAGGAGAATCGATTGTACTGCTCAAGGATTCTGATTTTCCGGTTTCTTCGAAATACTTGTTGATTCGAATCTTACGGATAAAGTGAGAATACTCACGTAATGCTGTAGCTTGTATCTTATCAGACAGGTAACGAGAACGGATATTCTCATCAGAAGTCATGGACAGAGTTTCGGAGATAGCGTCTTTAATATACACATCCCAATCAGAACCATGTTCAACATAACGAGCCATGTCACTCTGACCAAGCTCAATATAAGTTTCCTGAACAAAAGTACCTTCACGTTTTTCAATCTTACGAGAGAAGATCAGACGTTCAAACGTTTCAACATCTTCTTCTTTCTTCCAGTCACGACGATAGGATTCGATTTCTTCATTAGAAGACGCTACACTTTCTGCTTTAATCAGATGTTGTTTCTGACGTACTGACAGACGAGAGTTAGCATAGATCGCCATGTCTGGCAACCAGATACGACCCATCACATGTTCAGCTTTACCATTATCCAGAAGAGCCGTACGGTTAAAGATATAGCCATCAGGATACATGGTACATGCGAGACCCCAAGCAATGGTAGGAATATCCATTGGATCCAGCAATGCACGAATGTTCTCTGGAGAAGAATCTTTCAAGTTGATATAAGAGATCTTGCTAATAAACAAATCTACCAACTTATCATTGATGTACCATGTCGCCGTACCGTAGTTAGAACCACCAATAGTACGACCAACATTAATCTTAGCAGTATCCAAAACGTATTGGAAGTCAATGATTTCAGATGCTACTGGTGGGGAAATAATCGCTACTAAACCTGAATGAGGCAATACCAGAGTAAAGTAAGTAGACAATCCCAGAGAATCCATGATTGCTGCTTTAGCTTTCAAACCAGTAAGATTACCACCACTATTAGGAATAGTCGCACGACGAGAACGAATACGTTGAGATGGATCAGCACTAATACCAATTACTTGGGTAAGTTCTACATCTTCATCATTCATCATCTTCTCAGTCATTCGATAATCGTTAGAAATCAATTCACGAGAATCAGACATAGACTGAACTAACAATGTAGCATTCGTCTCATCTAAGTTAGATGGATTTTCAACTAAGTAACGAACCATTCCATCTGGAGAATCAGCAGGAACAGAAATAGACTTGATGAGATCTTCTGCTTGTTTAGGATCTGTATAATCTACTTCTTTAATATCCATCAGGATACGATGTTTAGGGTCAAGTAGAATATTTTTAGATGCTGGGCTAATTTTCTCATCGATTACTTTTACAGAAGGAACCCACAGTTTAAGATCGTCTTTATCATTACCTACAATGGTAGAGAGTTTCTTAATAAACTCTTTTTTAGGATCTACTGGTTCTTTTTTCTTAGATTCTTCTTTTTTAGTTTCAGCATTGTAAGTTGCTAACGTAGGAAGATCTTCTTCGAGGTGTTCGTAATCATCGGTTTGTTTTTCTTCAGATTCTTCTTTAGGTTTAAATTCAGAAACATCATCTTCTTCAGTGAGAAGTGATGGAGCCAAAGAAGATTCAGATACTTCTACAGTATCGTTAAGATGCAATACACCTTCTGATTGTTCAGAAGGAACAACATCTTCTTGTTTGATTTCGTTAATATCATTATTCATTGACATGACTAGTTTCCTTGTTAGTCTCTTGTGTAGGAGGAGTAGTATTGGTGTAATGATGCAAATATTCTGCAAAGAATTTTTTCACATCATCAGGTGCTTCTTCTTTGTGATCCAAGTAATAACCAAACTTCATGGCTGTGAAGAAATCTGAAATATGTTTGGTCAATGGTTCCGTAATGGCACGAACTCGATTAGAACATACCAAATAGCGTGCTTTAATATCAATAATCTTCTCAATGATATATGGTTCGAACTCAGGAACTTCTGGTTTTACATGACCATTTTCATCAACAAACTTCTCGTAAAGTTTACGAATAGAATTCAGCTCACGAACCAAGCTACGGGTATCCGTGGTATTCATGGCTACCATTGTAGTCAGTTTTTCTTTTTCTTGGATGTATGGTAAGAATTTCTTATCTTGGGTAAGCAATTCGTTGAGTGCTTTTGTAGGAGCTTCGATCATCATCTTAATTGTTTTATAAGTTGATTCCAAAGACTCGAAAGTATAGTCATTCAAAGCATCCCATTCTTCTTGTGTAAAGCGATCTTTGAACTCTTCTGGGATTCGTGCAACACGTTCAACAACTTTAGCTTCGCCATCACGTGCTTTAACATAGGGTCGATTTGGATCAATGTCCAAAACTTTTTGTCGTTTTGCCTTTTTAAATTTTGTCTTGGCATTAGGATTAAGATTCAGACCATTACTTTCAATAGTCAGCTTGTCAAAACTAGGAATGCCTGTATGTAAACCAATACGGTTGTCCAATTTAGTCATTTTAATAAATTCTCCATTAGCTAATGGGTTGTGGATAGGATTGTTTAAAAAAGAATATTCTTTAGATTATTTCTATTAATGTTTCCATAGCTATGAAAATAGAAATCATCACATATATAGTTAACTCTGTATTAAATTACCCAATATAGGAATAAGCACTTATGGCTAATCTTATTTTAAACTTCATAGATGATTATTGGACTATGGAGGAAGCAAAAGAATATAAAGAAGCCATCGACTTTATCGATGGTATTCATGAAGACTGGACGGATAATATAGAAATGATTATCCGTTGCAGTAATGACGACGTTACAGTAAATGAAATTACTTTACGTATTAGGGATTTTATTCGTGATCAATTTATCGAACTGTTAGGTGAAATTGGTTTTATCTGTTCTGAAGATTTTGTTCACGATCCTATTACTCTTTACCGTATTTATTCAGAAACTATCAGTATAGAGAATAATGAACAAATAGAATTTTCATTATCCATCCTAGAAGCTGATAAAGACAATGTTATTACATTTTACGAATTGTTATCAACTATAGGTGGTTTGTTAATTGATGAATCTGAATTCAATCAAACCATTGAAAAGATCTCTAACTTTACTCGTGAACGTTTGGTTAATACATTACGTGGTAAAGAGTTGGTTAAGATAGAAGAGAAACAAGAATTTGATTTAATTCGAGCTTCTAAAAATATTAAGGAATTTACAAAAGCAGTTAATGACGATAGCTTTTATGCTATTCAACTGATTCGTAGTGGGGTCGATTTAGGTATCGATTTCAAAAACTATTTATCCATTTATGGTAAAGAAGTATTTGAAATGGATTTAAAAGAAATGGCTTATAACTTGTACTTATTTGCTTTGATGTCTAATGACGGTACAGATAATCCAGTTCTTGCTGTAGAATCCCATTTGAATAATTATATCTTTGATCCTAACTCTTACGATATCATTGTACGTGCAGTTCAAGATATACAAATTAAAACAAGAGGTGTGTAAATGAATAAACATGAATTCTGGTTAACTGGGATGAAGAATGAGTGGTATAAGGATGCATTCTGGGTAAAGAGTTGTTTATCTATTTTCCGTACTGATGATAAAGAACATTATCTGGTTCGTGCTGATAGCAATGGTTACTACTATCTTAATTCGGACACAAACACAAAAGAATATATAGATGGTGCTGTAGATACTTCAAAACCTTTATTGGATTTTAAAGAATTCATTACTGTACCAAAAGGTTTTATCTTTCCAGAATGGGATGAGATTCGTACTACTGTAGGTAATCTATTACAAAACTATCTTTTGGTAGTTGATCCGTTTCAAGGAAAAGTACCTTACATCAATAAACGATTCTTTCCTAACGATGTAGAAAAACTATTTATTCGTAAATGGAAACGTTCTAAAGATGATGTAAAAAATGATGAAGTGGAAGGTGAAGTATTTACCGAGGAATATTTAAAGTTTGCTGAAAATGCAATCTACTTATCTAATTTTACTCAAACCGTTGTACCATCAGTAACTAAGAAAGCTATTGTTTCTAACCCTGCTGTAGAGAAACGTAAGAAAGAATTGTTTGAAGAATATAAGGATAAATTAGACGATCCAATTATCCAAACAAAGATTGATGATGAGTTAAAGAAAATCGATAAAGATTATCTTAAAGATGATGACTTTATGGGTTTTGCTATTTCTGGTAAGATCTTTAACGATGCACGTAAACGTTTGTACTATCAATTTGGTTTTGCTAAAGGTCTAGACGACAATAAAGAACCTACGTATATCAATCGTCCTCTTGATAAAGGTATAGATCTTAATAACTTACCTGCTTATGTAAATGATGCCTATTCTGGTTCTATTGGTCGTGGTCTCGAAACTCAAGAAGGTGGTGTGGACGTTAAAAATGCAGTTCGTTCGGCTGCTAACTTAAAAGTAGATGGTAAGGAATGTGGTACTAAATACGGTGAACCTGTTCTGTTTGACGAAGATACTAAGAAGAATGAAAAATACTTAGATTATTACTTTATTCAAAATGGTACTTCTATTAAAATTACAGAAGGTAATATTGCTTCTTTAGCAGGTAAAGAAGTAATGATGCGTTCTCCACGTATGTGTGTGAATAAGAACAATAGTTATTGCGAGCATTGCGCTGGACCTAACATCTCTAGTTATCCTAATGGTATTGCTTCTGTAAATGCTTTGCCAGGTTCTAAGATCATGCTGATCTCCATGAAAGGCATGCATACATCCGCTAAGGATAGTATTAAACTCGATTGGGAAAATCTTATTACTTAATGAATACTCCTCTGTCTGAATAGACAGAGGAGATATTTCTATTATGTTTTAAACATATATCATTAACTTGAATGCAGTTCTCTTAAACCAACTAAATAAGGAAAGTAAAATGGCTGTCAATAGCAGTTTCAATAAGTTAAAAGAAATCACTTTAGAAAAAGCGACTTACGAATTAGTCAAAGATGGAATTAAAGATATTCGTAAAATGTTTTCTAATCAAGTATTGTTCGTTATTCCTAACCATGGTGCTCGTGAACGTTACCGTATTCGGTTAGTGAATGTTAAAGATGTAGGTTTGGTAATCAGCTTTTCTAATAAGATGGCTGAACATTTTGTATTGAGAGATCCTGACGAAATTGATAAGTTAATCTCTATCTTGGAATCTATCGGTGAATATAAAGTGGATATTCGGGAAGCATTATATCTTCCTAATAACTTCCACGAGTGTGTGACGTTATCTAAACTACAGGCTATCGATATTGATCAAGTTTGGTTAAGTGGGTACTTTATTGTTTCTGTTGTTTCAGATGATTTTAAAGATGAGAAAT